TCATGCCCTTTCAGGATACTTGAAACGCGCGGCGATCTTTCGCCGCCACGGGTCGCTAAGTGCTGTTTCGACAACGCCGTGCCCGGTGTAGGCGTGAATGAATGTGGCATAAGGCCCGCAAGATGCGGCAATGCCAAGATGTTTGGCCACTGCCCCCGGCCGCATCCGAAACAACAGCACATCACCTGCCGCTTCGTCGTCCACAGTCTTGGCGTGCAACCAGCGCGTTGCCGCAGCGAAAAGCTGTTCGGCGCCCGACGCCTCGGACCAGTCGGCCGAATATGCCGGCACAGGTTCAGGCTCTTGCCCCAACACCTCACGCCACACCCCGCGCAGCAGGCCCAGACAATCGGTGCCAGCCAGCTTCAGGCTGGCTTGATGCAAATAGGGCGTTCCGATCCACGACCGTGCAGCTTTGACGATGCGGTCGCCCTGCGTCATCGCCCCATGCTCCCACCGTCATTCGGGCGCGAGGCGACGGGGTATGACGCCAGCCAATCTTCGCCCGGCAAATGCGGAAACCCGCGAAAATTCAGAAAGTTCGCGAATTTGGTTTTGCAGGTTGCACTTGTGCGGTCGCAGCCAGCCTGAAGCCGCACGTGATCGCCAACGGCGATCTGCACCGCAAAGGCTTGCCACAGGTCAACTGAACGCGTGCTGCCCACCAACTGATCGGATTTTACGATGCCAACCAAGCCTGCCGCAGCACCGGTTAATACGGTAAGGCGGCCACGTTCGAACCAACCGTTTGCAAAGGCCGCCAAGCCAGAAAACACCATACGGCCCGTTGCATCAAAATCGGCAATGGCGACGTCGGCGCTTAGACCCGGCACCGTCACGTCAACACCGCAGCGTCGATCCCCCAACATCACCGAACAACTGCGCTGATAAATCCGCCCGCGCGCTTGGTTCAGCTGATCGGTCAGGCCACGCAGTTCGGCTTTGAAAGCCCCGCCAGATCGGGTGATCTCGCCAAAGCTGCCGCGAAACTGTTCCATCCGCTGCGTGACATCGGCCCAGTTTACCAACCAGGTCCGCACCTCTGCGCCGTCAAAGCGGCCAGCAACAATATCGGCCTCTTCGATGGCTGCGTCCGAAAGCGCGCCAAGGGTTTCAGAGTTGTCGACCGCAAGGCCCGAACTTTGCTGCAACGCCCGCGCCGTCAGGCCAGAGCTTGCTTTGAAGATATGGCCGTCAAAGCCAAGATCGGTGTCGTGGTCGGTGAAGCCAAACGTCGCACCATCTTTGCGGCTCACCAGCCACGCCCGGCAAACCGTTGTGACGCCGTGGCCAAGATGATCCAGCAATGCATCGCGTGCTGTGGTCATACCCGCACCTCGACAATCGGCACGTTCGGCACATCGCCCGCCCGAAACGACGCGACCGAGGTTTGGATGCGGTCGCTGTCAAAGCGCGCGGGCACATCAAATTCGAAACCCGCAGTGATAGCCGCACCGATATCTGGCGCGGTGACAAAACTGATCAGGCCCGTCGCGCTGTCGACGACATACTCTTGCCCTTCAACTTTGCGGTCCCCCGCAATCGCCACCAAAACCGTGCCAGCCACAGGTTTCCTGATTGGTCTTTGGTACTGTGCATCGCCAGAACGATAGGTCTTTGAAAGCGCAAACTGGGTAGCTTGGCCGTCGCCCACGCCGATGTGCTGGTCAATTTCAGAGATCGTCTGCGACGCCCCGCAAGACTTGTAATCAGACCAATCTTTCCAGCGAAACGCATGCAATTGCCCGCGTCGCGCTTCAAAGAACGCCAAAAGCTGATCTACATCGTCCAAACTGCGCAAGCCGATCCCGGCATCATAGCGGCGGCGCGAATGTTCCCAGGGCGAGTTTCGCTCTTCAAATCCGTTGGCAATCGTCACAATTTCGGTCAACCGTTCTGGCCCGCCCTGCGAGCCAAAGCTGATACTGGTCGGAAATCTGATGTCGTGAAATGTCATCTGGGTGCCTCACCGATTGCGTTGACCGCGCGCCAGCATGCGCTGGGCCTGCGCGGCGATCTGGCTTTGACTGCGTTGAAAGCCCTGCACATCTGGCGTGGTGATGTTCATAACAACGGTCACGGCGCGGCCACTGGATGCCGCCTGCACGCCCAGACGGCCATCTGCGCCGCGTGCCAGTGGCATGATCGCCTCTGGCCCCGCCTCGCCCATCAGGCCACGGCCATTGCGCATCGCAAACGCAGTTGGCGTCGTAACCACCCCGCCTTTTGCGAAGGGCATCACCCTGCCCTGCGAAAAGCTGCCGCCCCGTTCAAACGGCATCATGCCGCCCAGCAGGCCGCTGACCCCCGACGCAATCGCGCCCCCCAGCGCGTTTTGCACTGGCCGCATCGCAATCCCGTAAACCGTGTCGATCATCGACTTGGCGACCGACCTTAGCGCATCCGACAGTTTGGTGCCGTCAAACACCAAGCCGTCAAACGCGCGGCGCAGGCCGCCACCGATGCCCGTCGACAACACGCCAACTTCGCGCCCGGTGAACACCAGCGACTCGCGCATCCGCGACAGTTCGCTTTCAAACACCCCAACCATCCCGATGGTGCCGCTAAGCGTGCCTTCAAGCGCCGCAATCTGGTCCTGCAAATCCTGCACTGTTGTCATGGCTTGTGCCTTTTCCAATATCGGGGAACGCGGCCGCAAGCTCTTCCAGCCGCGCGCGCGTCAAGGGGGGCGTTTGGGCCTCTGCCCCCAACATGATCCGCAATTCGATGGGCGACAGCCGCCAGAACACCGCTGGCGTCAGGTGCAGTTCGCCCATCCCGGCCCGCATCAGGCCCGCCCAGTCGATGCTGCTCATCCTTCGCCCGGCAAAGCAAAGGCCCGCGCCAGCAACTCTGCAGCCGCACGCGCCGCCTCGACCGGGCCGCCGCGGATTTCGGCGGTGCGCAGATGCTCCGCCGTTCCCTGCCAGCCGCCGCCGCGCAGACCGGCCACCACCAGCGCCAGCACATCGCGGCTGGAAAAGCGCCCCGCTTCGAAGCGTTCTACCAGATCAATCAACGACCCGGCTTGCAGCGCGGCTTCAAGCTCGGCCAGCGCCCCCAACGTAAGCTTGGCGATATGGCGTACATCATCCAGCCAAATTGCGACTTCGCCCGCATAAGGGTTCGCCATCATAGCGCCGTGAAGGTCAAAGCGCCTGCCGAGGCCAGCGTCATTTCATAGGTCGCCTCGCCATTGTGGCTGCCCGCGTATTCAATCGCGGTAATCTGGAACAGGCCTTCAACCACGCCAAAACTGGGGATCACCACCTGAAACCGTGGCATTTCGGCGTTGAAGAAAATCTGCCGCGCCCGTTCATC